TATGACTGTGGTGCAAGCCACTGGACGCCCGAATGGGTGACACGCGCAAAGAGTGCTACCACCCAGAATTCCTCCCGGATCAACACCCAACTCACCCCATGACCACCCCACGCACACCCGGCCGCCCGCCGATCCCCGCCCGCGAACGCAAGGACGCGCAGGTCATCCTGCGCGTCCGCCGCGCCGACAAAAGCCGCTGGGTCCGCCGCGCCCAAAAGGCCGGCGGCACCCTTGCCACCTGGATCATCGACAAACTCAACCAACCCGACCCCAAGCCATGAGCGAAATCCTACCAAATCCCACCCGCCGACCCTCCGCCGGCCAACAAGTCAACCATCTACCCGCCGGCACCGCCCGCGACACCATCAAACGAGCCGCCGAAATCGGTCAGAACCTCAACCCCAACCTACGATTTGAGGCAGCCGCCCTCCTCGGATTGGCCCAACTCATCCACGACCTCGAACAACGCACCGAGGCGCACGCATCATCGATCCTCCGCCACCCACGCGGCGCCGACGCACAGCCCAAGCGCAGATTGTTATGAGGACGTTCCAGAGGACACCAGGCGGCAAGCACTACTACGAATTCCGGTACCGGGGAAAACCCTACAAACGCGGCGGATTCAGCACCGCGCAACAGGCCACCACCGCCGGCAACGCCGCCCGGCGCATGCTGGAGCAAGGCTACATCGACGAATACAAAGCCCTCAGCAAACGCCAGCCCAGCCCCTACGCAAAACTCCAAGACATCCGCGACCACTACCGCGACGTCGCCCGCGCCGCCCCCAAAACCATCACCGCCAACCTCAACAACTGGGACCACCTCCTGCGCACCATCGGCCTCGAACCAAACACCCCCGCCGACAAACTCAACCCCGCCGCCATCCGCAAATGGTACCGCCACGCCGAAACCAAACTCACCGGCGACCAACTCCAAGACCGATCCACCAAAGTCACCGCCAACAGCATATTAAACAGCGCCCTCACCATCATCGCCGACAAACTCCTACCCCACTACCAAGACGCCGGCCTCAAACTCCCCGACTACAGCGACCTACGCCGCACCATCAAAGCCGAGAATTTTCATTTACCCCGCAAAGACTATCATCCGCCCGCCCCCGAAATCATCGCCAACACCCTGCGCGACTGGGAACAACTCGACGACCGAAACCTATTTCTCGCCATCGGCTGGATCCTCAGCTTCGGGCTGCGCAAATCCAACGTCATCGCCGCCCACTGGGACTGGATCCGCCAGGAGCATGGCCACTGGAAACTCGACCACGACACCCACACCAAAGCCGGCACCGGCCGCCTGCGAATCCAAGCCCTCAGCCCCTACTTCAACACCACCCTCGCCATCGCCAGGCGCAACAACTGGACCACCGGCCCCGTGCTCAGCGGCGACAAAACCGAAACCCACGACACCACCTTCCGCCGCCTCAGCAACTTCCTCCTCGACCACGGCTGGACCATGCAAAAGAAAGCCCACGCCCTGCGCGACTACGCCATCAGCTGCGTCGCCGCCAAGTACGGCATCTACGACGCATCACTATTCGCCGACCACGCCAACGTCACCCAAACCCAGTCAAACTACGCCAATTTCGTCGCCCAAATGAAATTCCTTCCCGACGCCCAAAAGCCCTGGCACTGGACCCGCGTCCAAGACACCGACCACGCCCCCAAAATTCAAATAGCCGTCGCATAACGGCGACGACTGACCCCTTCCCCGGCGCGACCTTCCGCGACCCCTCAGACAACCACCGTCCCACCCCTGAAATCGCATCACTTGCGATTTGCAATTAAACAAAATAATTATGGGTGACTGCTGGGTGCGTTTATGGGTGCGCCAACGGGTGGATCTAGCCGGATATTCCCGGACCTTGCAGACGATGAAAACCCACCGACCAATTGATAACCCAGAGCACCAAACACCCTGCAAACATTGGAGAAACCGAGCAAACCCCAGAAAAAGAAGGTGGTACCCCAGGAAGGACTCGAACCTACAACCAATTGATTAAGAGTCTGCTTGTGGATTCCTGCAATGGGTTGATTTTAGGGGAGTTACATCGCTTCCAGGGTCTCGGGGTGCTGGTTTGGGTGCTATCTGGTTCGCTTGCGGTCCTGGGGGTGGAGGAATTTCAGGGCGAGGCCGGCGAGTTTGTTGCGATGGCCCGCCAGGGTTTTGAGGCGGGCGGTTTTCTGCTTGGGGGTCAGCCGGCGGGATTCACGGGCGACCAGCATGGCCTTGTTGATCGCGGACAAGCCGTCGGCGTGTTGCCGGAGGCGGCGGAGGTTGGAGTATTTGCCGCCGGCCTCGTAGTAGTTGATCCGCTCGGCGTTGGCCCGCCAATAGCCAGCCGCTTTGGGATCCATGATGGTCTGGAAATCACGCATGGTGGCCACGGTCTGCTCGGCGCGGCGGAGCCCTTCGTAGAAACGTTGCACATCGGCATTGGCGGCATAAGGGGACTTGGCAAAGGCGCGGATGCCGGGGTATTCCGTCCATTGTTTGACCGGCGCGGGCGGGACATCGACCAGGCCGGACTTGGCGGCGAGGAAATCGAGGGCGTCGGTGCCATACTTGCCGAGGCCGCCCATGGTTCCGCGGACGGTGTTGTCGATGACGATGGGTGAAATGGTGCGTTCTTCATCGCCGAGGAAATCCGCCGCCATGCGGGAGAGATACTTGGCGGTTTCACTGGTGGCCGGGGTGGCCCGGAATGATTTGGGCAGGCGTTGATCGGCGGAACCTTCCAGCGGGGCATCCCGAAAGAAGGAATGATTGGCCATCGCCTCCACGGCGGGCTTGAAGCCGGCGGGCATCACGCTCGGATTGACGAGCGGCAGCGGGTTGGCCATCTGCAGGGTGTCGCGGAACCATTTCTTGACGGCGTTGGGATCCTTGTCGGTGGCGTAGTCCAGGGCGCGTTCGACGCTGGTCCCGTAGACCTGCCCCAACAGGAAGGGTTTCGGGAGCGAGAACACCTGGTCGCCGACCCGGATGTTCCAAAAGAATTGCTTGCGCCACTCGGGGAGCTTCTGGATTTCTTCGTCGTCCTGCCCCAGCCACCAAGTCAGGAGACTGGGCACGGTGATATACAGGAAGCCCTTGGCGGCCACCTTGGAGGCGTTCTTGAGGTTCCGGGGATCGTGCTCGCGGCGGAACTTGTCGAGGTCTTGAATCTGGGCGTTGTAGAAAGGGATCAGGCGGTTGGCCACCCGGCCCTTGAAACCACCACGGGCGAAATTGAGGGTGACATCCTTCGAGGCGTTGGCGGCCTCGACATCTGACGCCCCAGCTTCCTTGGCGCGACGAAACTCCGCCAGGCGGGTCGCCAACTCCATCTTCTCCGACATCTTCTGCAGGGTGAGCAGCGGATTGCCCCACTTGGCCGCCATCTGCCCGGCGGTTTCGGTATCCGTCACCTCTTCGAGTTTGGCCCGCAAATCCTTGCGATCGGTGGCGACCATGTCGGCGTAGCGGCCGCCTGACTTCACGTAGTCCCAATACCAATTGTCTTTGCGCAGGGCGGAGAACAGGCCTCGGGCGGTGTCCACGAAGGGCACGAAGCCATGCTTGGAATAGACACCGGCGGTGATCGGATCGCGCATGATGTTGCGCCCCATGAATTCCACAGTGAGCGTGGCCCCGGACCGCAAGACTCGCGTCAACCAGTTGAGCGGCTTGTAAAAGGGCAGCTTGGCCACGATGGAGGAATCCGTGGCATCGGCCAGTTGCAAAGCCTTGTACAGTTCGGCGTCATCGACCTGCCAGCGTTCGCGTTTGCCCTCGCGCCAGATTTGGAAAATGCCCTGGGTCGGGTCGGCCTGCTGGTGATGGAGACGCCAGAGGCGAAAGGCCAGGGGTTGATCCTGCAGGCGCTCGCGGATTTCAGCTTCCTGATCGGGGTCCAAGTCAAAATCCATGTCGCGCGCCCATTGCACGAGGACATCGGCCGGGACTTCGACGTCGTCGGGCTTGAGCTTCTTGGCCGGGCGATCGCCGATCCGGCCCCCGCCGTCGGTGCGGTTGATGGCATCCGCCAGGGCGAGACTCACGCGGTTGCGCTCGGCGGCATCGCGCAGGCTGTAGACGTTCTTGATGATCGATTCGAGCGGGTTGAAAATACGCCCGTCGGAACCGACAAAAGATTTCAGCGGCTTGGCCACGTCGGCAAAACCACGGCCGCGGCCCTTGCTGCCCAGGGATTGTTCATCCCGCTGGAAAGGCACATAGAACTGATTGGACTGCTTGATGCGCCGGGCTTCGGCCGGGGACAGGAAACCGGCATCCACCGCGATCTGCAATTCGTTGGCGAGGAAATTGTCGAGGCGCTTCCACGGGGCGGCATACTTCTTGGCCCGCTCTTTCAGCCATTTACCCAAATCCTGCAGCTTGTTGCGGTTGAAGCCGGTGGCCTTGCCCTGCATCTCCTTCTCGATGACGCGATTGCCGACGAGCCATTGGGCAAATTCGTTGATGTCCTCGACGCCGGCCAGGATGTCGCGCAGGCCCGGACCGACATCCTGCCCGCCAAAGCCCATCTGGCGTTGGTAGAGGGAGTATTCCACCTTGCCCACCCAGCCGCCGAGGTAGTTGGTGGCGAGCTGCGATGCGCGGGTGGCGGTTTCCGGATCGAGGCCATGCGCGATCAGGCGTTGCTCGGCGCGTTCCAGCGGGGCCAGTTCGGACACCCAATCATCGTACAGCTTGTCCCACCAATCGGAAAAGGTCTGACCCTTGGCTTTGGGCTTCCAATTGATCATGGACCGCAGATCGGCGGCGATCGGCTGGTTGATATGCTCGGTGATCAAGCCTTGTGCCGTGTCCAGTATGTGCCGGATTTCGGGATGCTGTGCCGCCAGGTGTTCGGTGGCGTATTTATGAAAGCTCGGCGCTTCGGCCTGGGCGGTCGCCGGGTCGGTGAGATAGAGGCGGATGAATTCCGCCACCCCTTCGCCGAGTTGGTAATCCTTCGTACTCGAGGCATTGGCCGAGGAGTTGCCCCGGCCGGGGGCACCTAGCTCCATCAGTTCAGTTACCGCGGCCGCCTGTTCCGAGTTGCCGATGGCGATGTCCGGCAAGGCGATCTTGTGGAGGTAATGCCCAATCTCATGCGAGGCGACCGTAAGACTGTTCAACAAGGTTTTGCGGGCGCGAATGACTTCGGAGGTGGAGCGGAAGAAGCCGGCTTTGCCGCCGGCCCCCACACGGAAAGGCACGTCCAAAGCCTGCTGGAGATACTCGCGGATCTGCTGGGGATGAATACCGGGCGAGTTCGGTGCCGGGGTGGCGTCATCGATCTGACGGGGGAGCGTGGCGCGGTTGAGGGTCGCGGCGGTGCCGGGTGATGGCGGGGAGAAAAGGTCGACGTCGTCGGTGCCGACGCCTTCGGCTTTGGTTTGGCCGAAGATGTCGGCTTGGCCGAGGGTGCCGGTGGTGCCTTCGAGGGGGGCGTGCTTCTGGTGTTCGAATTCGGCGCGGCGGGCGCGTTTGTCCTGCTGGTTGGCGACCTTGTCCTGCTCGGCTTGGAAACTTTGGTCGTCGTGGGTTTCGAGGGCGAAGGGATCGTCGGGCGCGGGGGCGAAGTCGGCCTCGCGTTCGGCTTGCTCGATCTGCTCGACGTAGATGATTTCCTCGGCTCCGACTCGTTGGCGGCCGAAGCGTTTGCCGTCCTTCAGGATGACATCGCCGGTGTCGGGATCGACCTCGATGACTTCGAGGGGCGTGCCTTCGACGTCGAGGGTGTCGCCGATGCCGAGGTCGCCGCCTTGCACGGGCTGGGCCCCTGTGTCGGTGGCTTTCTCCCAGTTGAGGAGTTGGCGGCCTTCCTCGCGCAGCCATTTCTCCTCCCGCTTCCGGGTCTTGGTGGTCTCGATGCGTTCGCGGCTGGCTTTGCCAATCTCCGCCTTGAACTCTTCGAGCGACATATCGTCGTATTTGCCGGTAAACTCGTCCGATTCCTGGAGGGCTTGCAAGGCCTGATCGGGGCGGAACTTGAACTTGGCGGTGGCTTTGCTGCCGGCGTAGATGAAGTTATGCGCGGGTGGCAGCGGGGCGAGGCCTTCGTAGAGTGATTTATTTTCTTTCCACCACGGGTCACCCAGTTCTTTGCGGGCGCGGGAGGCGGACATCATGCCGCCGACTCGTTCGAGATCGTCGAGAATGTCGCCCACGGCGGCGCGGGGGGCGCTGCGCCGGCCCTTGACAGCGGGCTCCGGGGGGCGTTCACTGGGAATTGTGGACGCACTGTCGGGCGCTGGCTTCTCGGAAGTTGAATTCTCGGCTTTATCCGTCCGGGGGGCGGGCGTCGGCCCGTCCCCGAGGAGGGCACTCGCCTGCTTGGGTTTCCCAAGGCCTAGTTCCTGTAGCCGCGTTTGAAGGCGTTCATACTTGACCCCTTGGACCTCCTTCCAGTTGGGATCGTTTGCGAGCTCCGGGCCGACCCAGTCAAAGCCTTCCGCCAGGTCGGCATCGGACGGGCGCTTGGACTGCAGGACTTCGGCCGCCATGATGAGATTCATTTCCCTCTGCGAGCCGGGACGGGCGTCTGCCAGATCCAACATTTCCCGGAAGACATCGCCCACATATTGCCCTTCATAACCGCGGCGCGCTTCCTCGGTTTCCATGGCGGAAAACTGATCTTGAACGGTCGCCAACTTGCGTTCCCCAGCCTCGTCCAGTTCACCCTCGTCCAGCATTCTCTCCAGCTCATCGATTTCCTTCCGAACGCGAATCCTATGGGCGTCAAATGCCTCGGGCGTCATCTGTCGGAGGCGGTTATCGGCCACAGCAGGGCGGGATAGACCCAACGGCACCGACGGAGCGGTGCCCTCCACCTTGTCGAGTTCGGCGAGGGCGCTTTCGGGGAGCGGGAAATTGCCGGCTACCGGTTCGTTGGTCTTGGGTCCGGGTTGGGAGGTGGCTTCACGGGGGGCGGACGGCTGGGGTGCTGGTCCCTGTTCGCTCGCTGGGATTGGTTCCACTCGGCGACTCGTTGGCGGTGGCGGCTGCGGTTCACCCGGCGTTGTAGCTGGTCGTGGTAGCTCATTGTTGGGTTGAGAGTTGATGGGTTTCAGAGTTGAGGGTTGGGGCGGCTCGGTCTGTTGTTCGAATTGCTGTTTGAGTTGGCGGAGGGATTCGGTGGCCTGGTTGAGTTGCTGCTCGTCGTGCGCGACGCGCTCGGGGTTGATGCTGCCGTCGGGCAGGATGAGGCGGGGGACGTTGGCGATGCCGCCGATGGCCGCGCCGATGCCGCCGGCATGGGCGCTCTCAAACAGGGCTTCCTCAAAGGTGATGTCTTCGCGCCAACTCAGTTTCTGAATGCCGGATTGCAGGAGTTGATCGGTCCACTCATCCGCGCCTTCAAAGCCGGCCTGCCGGGCGAATTCGACGGCGCGCTGCTTCAGGCCACCCGCTTTGGCCGCCTTGGTCACGGCTTCCACACCGGTCTTGCCGAAGCCGGCGGTGACAAGACTGGTCACAAAGCCTTGCGCTAGCGCGGCTGGTCGGCTGACGTCCCGCGCTTCCCGCGGGGTGAGGCCTTGCTCGACGTAATGCTTTTCCGCATCACGCAAAGCCGCGCCATAGGATTGCGCCCCGGCGGAGATGGCCATGGCGGGCAGGCCGGCAGGGGCGACAGCCAGGGAGGGAATCAACGAGGTGGCACCTTGGGCGAGTTCTCCGACCACGGCGGGGCCGCCGGTGTTGGAGCGGATTTCGCCGAAGTTATCCGCCCACTCGCCCGCCACTTCGGCGGAGCCGCGAAACTGATCGGATATGGCACCGGGGCGATTCAAGGATTCCAAGCGGCGGCGCAGGGCTTCAGGCACGCCCGGATTGTTGAGCGCTGGATTCTCGTGCTCGGTAAGGTCCGCCAGCACGGTGTTGAATTGCTCGCCAATGCGGGCCATGCCTTCGGCTTCGCCAAGGCTGACTTGATCGAGCACACCGCCGGCGTGGGGCTTCGGGGGATCGTCGGGGTGCGCGAGGAATTCGTGCGTGCCGACCTCCTGGGCCCGGTCGGCGGCGGCGCCTTGCCGGTTCACCAGGTCGAAACGCTGCTGAAACTGTTTGTCCTGCAGGAATTGCGGGTATTCCTGGCCGATGAATGCGGTCAGGTCGCGATCGGACACATCCTTGAAACGAGGCTCCTCGCTCCGGAAGAATTCCAGCACTTCGTTGGGCATAATGTTTAGCGGTTGAAAATTGCGTCACGCGCACTGGTGGCCGGCTTGCGCTTCTGGAAGCGTTGCCACATTTCATCGGCGGCCGGGGCGGCAGACGATGCGGCGGGACCGGCGTCGGATTCCGCCAGTCCGCCGGGAAAGAGCATCCGAGCGAGGGCGGCTTTGTAGGGATCCTCTGTCTCTCGGAGATCGATCACCTTGCCAGACCGATCCACATAGACGCCGGGCACCTTGGAGCCGGCTTCATCGACGAAGGGTTTGAAGCCGATTTCGCCGGCCTTCTGGTCGGGCAAGACCTGCATGCTCTTGCCGAGTTGGGCGACGGTGGCACCGCCGGGGGCCTGGATGAATTTCATTTGCTCGGCGGTCTGCGGATCGGTGGCTTGACCGTACTTGGCGAGGCCCATGGGGTCGGCCTGCGGGTTGTTCTCAAGTGTGGCGGCGTATTGGTGGGGTTGCAACTGGCCCTGGGTGACGGCGCGAATCTGTTGGAGATCGCGCATGGCCTGGGTGGTGGCTTCGGCCTGCTGGTATTGCTTGAGTTTGTGCTGTTGCTCCTGGGCGACGGCTTCGCCTTCCTTGGCGCGGACGAAGCCTTTGAGGCTGGGCAGATCCATGGTGGTGGTCTGGTCGGTGTCGGCGTAGCCGGCGGCTTTGGCGTAGGACTGCAGGGCTTTGAACTCGGCGGTCTGGGCCTTCTGCTGGTCTTCGGCTTCCTGCTTCTTGGCGGCGTATTTCTCCAGGCCTTCGGCGATGGAGTTGCCGGCGGACATGAGGCCGGCAGCCATCGAGCGACCGGGCTGGGTGGCGGCTTGCATGTAGCCGGGCGGCAGACTGTTGACCGGACCACGATAGGGGGCGATGTAGGTGCGGGGCATGATGTTTCTCGTTCTGGGTGCTTCGTTATCTTAACCGCGTCCGGCAAAACCGCCGCCGATACTGCCGAACATGCTCATGAGGCCCGAGGTCGCGGAGGCCTTATTGCTCGCATGGGCGATGTTGTTGGCGTTGGTGGATTGCATGTTCATCCCGAAGATGTCGGAGGCATAACCGCTTTCGGGATTGAACATGGCGGCTCCGGAATTGGCGTTCATGCCGTAGCCTTGATTGGTCAAGGCACTGGCTGCGCCCGGCGTTTGACTGGGCCGCCCGAAGAGACTCAGGAACGGATCGGCCCCGGTGGCCTGTGAGACCCCGGCGACCTGGGTGGCGAAACCCTGCCGTTCGCGCCGGCGACTTTCGGCGGCGGAATCCAAGGCCAAGGCTTCCATGATGGAATCGGTGTTGCCGTAGCCGAGGCCGCGGGCGGCCTGTGATTCGCGGATGTTCTGCTGCACCTCGCGCTTCTGCACGGGGTTGAGATCATAGCCGGCAGCCAAATCCTCGCCCGCCTGCGCCTGCAGGCCTTCCACGAGGTCGCGGTTGCCGGAGCCATCGCGGAGGATGTCGGTGAGTTGGCCGGCATATTGCCCGGCGATCTCCACTTCGCCGGCGGTTCGCGTTTCCCGATCGGCGTTCTGCGCGGCCGCCAAGGCGGGATAGACTTCGTTCTGGTACAGATCGAGCAGGCCGGTCTGCCCATCGGTGCCCAGCATGACATCGTTGAGGCTTTGCAGGTCCAGCTCAGTGTAGCCGGGCCGGGTGGCCTGCTCGGCGGCGAGGACGTCCGGAGCGAGTTCAATCTGCGCCTCCAAGGTGTCGCGGGTTTCCTGCCCGTAGTCGCGTTGCGCGGCGGGTGGTGGTGGATCTGGTGCCCAAAAGCCCATAGTCTAGTTCTTTCTGTTGTCTGATTGTTTCAGTAGTTTCAAGACCGACTCACGCCACAAATGTCCACATTGCAACAGTCGATCCACTCCTCCCACGCACACAAATATCGCGCAACCCAACTCCGCCAGGCCGTCGGCGACCTTCACCCGATACTCCTGACAGTCGTTGGCAAATTTCCAAGCGTCAATCCCATTGAGCAACACGGTGGAAAGAACCCGGAAATGCTTCACATAAAAGGGATTGTTCGGCAGATCCCACAACAGGTGCCGCACCATCTGATGCACGTCATCGGGTTCCCACGGGTCGCCATCGAGCACATGATCGTACGTCGCCGACCAACTGATGCAGTGGCGGATCAACCACGCGGCCTGCTGATCCTCGGGCACGAGGTGCTCCATGAGGGCAACCAGATCGAGATCGCCCCCGGCGGGCATGTGGGCGCTGGCTTTCATTCCGTTACTGGGCGAGCTGGCTGGTCATCTGCCAACGGGTGTTGGTGGCGTCCCAGCGGGCCTCGATGATCTGGCCGAGTTCGATGTCGCCACTCACCAGTTCGGTGTCGTGTTGCTTGCGGAGATCGCGGGCGGTCAGGCTGTCCACCTGGATGTTGAGCGCGCCGGTGTTGCCGACGGGGGCGCGCCAGGCGATCCAGGTGCCGTCGGCGATGTTGCCGTCGGTGAGGCTGGAGCCGGTGGTGATGACGTGGTTGGTGGCGGTGCTGCTGGTCTCGGTGCCGGCGAAGGCGTGGGCGTCGAACTTCGTCTTGGCGGCGGTGACGGCTTCGTCCTCCAACTGGCTGGCGTCGAGCTGCCCGGTGAGGGTGAGCACGGCGCGGCTGGATTGATTATGAAAGGCGGAGGTGAGCTTCTGCGCGTATTGCAGGAGCTTGCCGGGGTATTGGGTGATTCCTAGTGCCATGATGAGTTGAAGGGTGGTCAGATGGTGGCTCCGTAGCTGCGTTTCCCAGCGCGGGCGTTGACGTGGCAGGCCTTGACGGTGGCGCGGCCGGTGGTGTTGGTGATGCGGAGCTGGCAAAACCAATCCTGGGTGCGACTGAGGCTTTCGTGGTGTTCGTAGGATTGCATTTGATCGAGGTTCACGCCGTTCACGCCGAGATCCACGCCATCCTGCCCGTCATCGAGCACGACGGAGTAATCCTCCCGGCCCCGGTCGCCATGATCGTCGCCGGAGTTGGTGGTGGCCCAAGTGTCGCCGGTGGCGAGCAAGGCCCGGTCGCGGGTCCAGGCGGAGACGAGGGTTTCCGTCTCGCCGGGGCCGGGGGTTTCGGCGGTGATGGTGAGGGTAGGATCCCAGGTATCGACAATGAGGCGCGCGTCGGTAAAGCGTTTCTGCCAGGGCTGCGCTCCGTGGTAGCCACGGGTGAGCAGTTCGGTGGCGATCGCCGACTGGGCCACCACCTGATCGGTGGAGCAATCGAGGTAGCAGAAGGCTTCGGGCTCGGTGGCGTCAACGTTCGTGCCGTAGTAGCCGGAGCTGGTGACACTGACGCCGTTGATCTTCACATCCGGCAAGGTGGCATCAGCGGACCAGACACGGATTCCGCGATCCAGTTGCTGAATGGTGAGCCCGCCGGTAGTCCATACCGTGGAGTTGGTGGTGGCGTAGCCGGTGTCGGAATCGGTCCACAATCGATTGCCAATATCCGGCAGCAGCCCACCGGCCGCCCAAGCCGTGCCGGCATTGCTGAGGCCCGGCCCCACACTGACGAGGGTGCCGCCGCCGATCTGGACAGTCTGCCCGGAGGTCGTGTGCGGATAATCGACCACGATGAGATCGATGTAGGCCGGGGTCGGGGGGGAAAAGATTTCATCCTGCGCGCCGTGCTCCTCGACGATGCGAACCTCGCCATCGAAGGTCACGTAGCAGAGGCGCAGACTGCCGTTGATGGTGAGCTTGAAGAAGCGGCAGATGTTCATGCCGTCGAATTCATCGGTACCCGCCCAGGCTTGGGTGAAGGTGTCGTAGACCAACACCAGATTGTTCACACCTTCATGCAAAATCTTCTTGATGCTACAGGCGACGGCCTCGCCGGGCGTGCCATTGATATTGATGGAGGTGCTGGTGGCGGTGAAGTCGGCATCGCCATCGTAACGACTGTTGCCGAGCCGGAAATAGAGATCACTCGCCCGGCCTTGCGTGTAGCGATAGCGGGCTCCGACTTCCAAGCCGGAGACCGTGATTTCCGCTGCATCGTAGTCCATGCTCGGGGCCAGTTCGGTGCGACTAAGGATCGTCGGATCGTCGGCGGGGACGGCAAAATACAAATAGTTGTCGTGATACTCGGCGACGGCGTTGGCGATATGATCCCAGCGGACGCGGCGCATGGTGGTCTCCAGCGGATCGCTGAGGGTGCGAGCGGTGCCTTGCAGCTCGTTCTGCTGGGTGAGGCCCAGGGTGACGATGCCGCGCTCACTGATCCAGGCGACGTCCACGCCGAAATCCACGACGGACCACGGGGCCACGCAGCCGTATTTGCGGGTGACGTTGCGCAGGTTGAGGCTGGACAGGTCGCCTTTGACGTTGGAGGCGAGCCAGCAGGACTGATCCTTGAGCATCAGGATGCTGTTGTCGCCATCCGCCACGGCGACCATGGCCACGAGCCGATCGTTGTCGCCTTGGTTGATTCGGAAATCGTCAAACTGACTGTAGCGGGTGTAGTCGAGCACATCGCCGGCCACCACCTGGTCGCGGGCAGTCTCCAGAAACATGCGATTCCCGAGGAACAAGCCGAAGGCGCTGCCAGGGATCGGCAGGGTGCCGTCGCCCTGGCCGGTCTGCTCCACGTAATCAAACCCATCGGCGAGGTTGCGCATGACCATGGCCACCTTGTCCTCACCCCGGATGACGATCTGCGTGTTGAAGGCCTGGACGATCTGGTAGAAAGGCTTGACGCCGGCGGCACCATCACTGAGTTCGAGCGGCTTGCCGTCTTCATCCACCAGGAAATCAAGATCCTCATCCATGAGATACCCAAAGGGGCTTTGGATTTGCTCGGCCGGCATAAAGGGCTTGACCTTCCAGAGCCCCCCATCGGCGGCGATGATGGCGTATTCTTCGCCACCGGGATCGGCAATGGTGGCGGCTCCATAGGCTTCGCCCCAGCGGGTAAGACCGTCGGTGGGCAGACAGGGAAGAATGACGTGACCACCACGGGGCTCGGCGGCACCATTGCGAAAGCGCAGGTTCTTGGCCTTACTTACCATTCCGGACGGCAGGAGCGCGGGGGCAATCCGCTCGTCCACCCCACGAAAGGCGGCGTCGCCATCGATCAGGGGCAGCTCATCGCCGCTGCCGTAGTCTCTATGTCGGGTTCCAGTGGGCATTTAAAACATGGCCGGGACCGGGTCGCGATCGAGCGGCTTCTTGGGCGGCGTCTCACATCCGGCTGTACACAGGGCGGCACAGACCGCGATCAATAGCATCTTGCGCATGGGTATATTCTCCGGTTTGGCGTTCGATAAAATAGCAGGCGCCGTCGTCGCACCACACGATGCCGGTGGCGTGGCGGGCATAGTCGAAGCCGGTGGCGGCGACCTGCTCCGGGGCGGGGCCGGCGATGCCATTCAAGGACTGGCCGGTCGGTATATCCACGATGCACATCACCAGCGTATGGTCGGAGGCTTTGGCGACGTTGGTGGCATCGGTGCGGATGCGGTTGGCATGGTCCGCCTCCCGCACCTGCTGCTCGGTGATGTTGTCGCAGTCAAACAGCTCCGGCTCGTACTCCACGGGATGCCGGCGGCACCACTGCCCAAAGATCCGGACCCATTCGAAACTGGGCCGGAAATAGTGCCGGTCCATGAACATCTCGGTCGCGAAGCCGAGGGCCTGGAGGGCGTCTTGGAATTGTTGTCCGGTGACCTGTTTCATGATCCGAAAAGTTTCTGCCACCAAGCGGCACCGCCGCCGGAACCACCGACCACTGCGCCGCTGACCACCCATTGCTTGACGCGCTCCAGCTTGTCGAGGCGCTGCTCCATTGGCTCCACCTTGCTCAATATCTCCGTGTGATTGTCACCGACCTTGGTCTTGATCGACTCCAACTCCGTGAGCACCTGGCCAAACATGAATTCGACGCTGCTCTTATTTACATTTCTTTCGTTGCCCATTGCTTCGTTCACGGTTCAAGAGTGCGCTTGGCCCGGTGCATCCAACCGAAGAAGCGGACCGCGAGATACATGCAGACCCGCCGCCATCTCGGCACCTGCCGTGCTTGCAGGGCATCGAGAAAGACGGCATCACAGACGGCGCGACTATAGCCCAAGTGACTGTAGAGGTAATCGTGCAGCACGGGCGGCTCGGGGTATTGATGAGGCGGAAAGAGCCACCAGAGCCCACGCGGGACACTGGCATAATCACTTACGAACCCACTGGGCACAGTGATGGTCCAAGCGCCGTCCCCAGCGGGGCCAAGGCGATAGATAAAAGCCTGGCGCAGGCGGATCTTCAGACCGTCCTCGACCGGGGTGCTGATGAGTTCGCTTAGAAATTGGCTCATGACTCAGGAAATCCACCCGCTCACGCTCGCTGCTACATTTACGGAGTCGCCACGGCGTTGATGGCGTTGCCGAGCGCGGTGCCACCGGCGGCAATGACAGGGGCGGCATTGGTACTCACATCGCGATCGTAAACATCCACGGAGAGCGAGCGGTGGATGTCGTTGGTACCGCCGGTGATGGTGTAGTTGAGGCCGCGCAGGCCTTCCTTGCTCATGAACGAGCGCGCACTGAGGCGGACGTTCTCGCGGATGGTGCCGTCGGGATTGTAGGTGGTGCGGACTTCGCGGAGGGAGCCGCAGCCCAGGGCGGTCATGCACATGGCACAGAGGATTGGGTAGGTGATTTTACGCATGATCAATTGACATCGACTCCCACCTTTTCGATTTCCAGAAAGGTGTATTGATCGGAGCCGAACACGTCAAAATTGTTGGTCGACTTGGCGACTTGCGCCTTGATGAGGTCACCGGCATCGGCATGGACGATGGCCGAGGTGAGGCCGGTCTGCAGGGAGGTGGCCACCGGCAACGGCAGACGCAACACCAATCGGGCGGTGCCATCGACGAGCACCTGGAATTTGGCTATTTCGCCGGCGGTGCCATTGTAACAACTGGCCTGCAACACGATGCGATAGTAGCCCTCCTCCTTGACGGTCAGCCCATAGCTACCGCCGGTGACGAGACTGGAGGCGTCCACCTTGGAGCTGGCGAACTGAATATCATTCATCGACGCACTGGCGACAGCCTGGTCGGAATTCTTGTAGATGGCGGCGATCGCGCGGTTGGGCGTGACGGTGAGCCCCTGCCCGGCAGTGGTCGCGGCCCCGGCATAATCGACGAGATCGGCCTGGAATCCAGTGTCCCCAAGTTTGGTGACGTTGTCGCAATAGATCGCCCCGGAGGCCCCGACGGTGTTCTTGATACAGGCGGTGCCGACATTGTTGTAGACGGTATCCCGGATCATCACCGGGTAGCAGGCGGACTCGACTTCGATGAAGTAATCCAGCTCATCCCCCACCGCGCAACCAAGGGAGCAGTTGGCCATGGTGACGTTCTTGGCTCCGGCGCCGATGCGGTAAAAGCGATTGGAGGCGTAGCCGGTCTGATCGTTGTCGGACTCATGGTAGCAACCGGAAATGAATGCGCCTTCCACCCCGCCCCCGAGGTACACATGGGCGTAGGGTGTGCTGGCATCACCGGTGCCGGCGTTGTTCTCCATGTTGATATTCCGCAGAAAGATGCCATTGGGGTAGCCGTTGGTGGTGTCCACCCAGACGCCATGCTTGGAGTTGCCGGAGATACTGCCGCCGACGATGCGCGTGTCATTGCACGTTGACGAGTCGTAGGTGAGGCCGTGGCCGGTGTTTTCGATGACATCGCAATGCTCCACCAGCGTGGAGAAAGAGGAACAGCGAACGCCGGTGGTGACGAAGCCGCGAATGGTCACGTTGGAAATGCGAATCTTCGGGGAGCCCATACTCACCCCCACCTTGCCGACGCCGCTACCATCGAGCACCAGGTCGCGGATGGTGGCCCGGCGCACGGCGGCGGTCGAAACCCGGATCGTGATGCGCTCACCGACGGTGCCGCCGATCATGGTGAGGGTGCCACCGGAGGACTCACCCGCCCCGGTCAACGTGTAGTCCGTATCCTCAACGAGCGCAGTATCATTACCGGACGCATCGGTGGCGGTGGCGATGACATGAGCGGCCAGGGCAAAGTAGAAGGGCACGGTCAACGCATCCGTGGCCGTGGCGAGCACGTAGTCCACCTGGGAACAGTTGAACACCGAAATAGCCGCGCCCGCCTTGAGCACGGTGCCGGTGGTGGCCCCGGTGACATCGCGGCCCATGCCTTCGATGACGATTCCCTCCTCCTGCATGTGCAGGCCGGTGTTGAGCAGGTAGGTGCCGGAGGGAATTACGACCTTGCCACCGACCGCTTCGGCGGCATCGATGGCGGCTTGCAGGGCGGGGGCATCATCGGCGACGCCGTCGCCCGTGGCCCCGTAATCCTTGGCATTGAAGACATCCGCAAAGCGGTCCTCCATATAGCGGGGCGTATTGCCGCCCGTAGCCGGCCGCTTGGTGAATTCCTTGGGGTAAATCTTGACGACCTTCGGAGTAGAGCCCGCCCCGCCATCGGCATCGACAAGCGGAATAGGATCGGCGGTGGGGTTGAGGTTGTCCCCGGTCAATTCGTCTTTGTTCTCGATGGTGTTGGCCATGATTTAGCGAGCCAGCATCACTGCTCATTGTAGCCCAAGGTTCCCGTGATGGCTCCCGCCACGGAAAGCTGGGCGGTGACGTTGCCGGCGGCGGTGGCCAGGGCTCCGCGTTTGCCCAGCACCTCGACGGTGTAGCGTTCATTCGCCGCCAGCACCGGCGTGCGATACAGCACTTCACTGCCCTGCTTGAAGACGACACTGCCGGCGGCGCTCACAGAAAAGTCGAGCGTCACGAGCCGTACCCGCTTCCCGCTGGTAGCGGTGATTACCTCGGTGGCCGAGTCGATGGTGACCGCCGAAAGATCCGCCGAGAGATCCGGCTGGTAAGCAATGAGACCGACCGGGACGCCATCCCGTGTGCTGCCGGCGAAGGTTTGAAATTGTTTCATAATCAGTAGGTTTGGACTTCGATGCGATTGGTGACGGGTTGCAACTGGGAGGCTTTCATCTGTTCAGCCTGGAGAGCGGCGGAGGCGCGCTGATCGTAGCGGACGGCCATGTCATCCTGCCCATCATGGCGGAGCCAGTCGGCGTAGGCGGCGAAGGTGAGATAGCTCAGAAAGATGTAGGGGATTTCGAGCTTGGCCCAGTAGGCGGTGGCGGTGGGCAGGTTGCCAGTGCTGGCGGCGGTGCATTTGTAGAAGTTAATCACCGACCCATTGGTATATTGCACATGGTCCCCGATGGCGTAGGCGGTGGCGGCGGCGTATTCCTCCCCCTGAATAAGCGGCGCGCGCTGCTGGAACTCGATCCAGACACGGGCGATGCCAGCGGGCACCTGAACGCCGTTCTCGTTGGTCTCGAATTCGGGGCTCACCCAATTGCGCTGGGTGCGGGGGTTCTTGTTGTAGACGTCGCGCACCATGCCGATCTCAGTCTTGCCGGCCTGCGTATAGCTCACGTACGGATCGAAGACGGTGAGCGGCCCCCAGTAGGCGGTGTCGGTGGGCAGGTTGCCGGTACTGGCGGTGTGGCAGGCGTAGTAGGTGTCGGTCGTAGGGTAGTAGGCCACGTCGCCGGCGGCATAGGCGGTGGTGGCGGCGTAATCGCTGGCGGAATAGTTGCGCTGACTGGGATACCAGTTGGTGTAGTTGGGATCCTCGTTGGCATCAGCCGGGGCGACACTGCTGGTGGCCTGGGTGCATTGGTAATACTTGAGGGTGCCGAGGTAGCAGACCTCGTCGCCGACGGCATAGCTGGTGCCGGAAACCCAATCGGGCCGGTAATGGCGCTCCTCGACCCTCATGGTCTCGGGCCAGTAGGCATCCTCCCACGCTTCGCGGAGGCGGCGGGAGATGAAGCCGCGCCAGCGCCGTTTCTGCTCGGCGGAGAGCTGAGAATACTCTTCGCCGGCCAGTTCGGAGGCTTGCTGCAGGACGAGGTTGTAGTCGGCGGATCTCACCCGTAGGACTTGTGGAATTTGACGTCGCGGCCGGTGGGGCCGGTGAATTGGGTGGTGGAGGAATTGATACTGGCGGTGTTGCCGACGTGAATATCTTTGGTGCCGCCGGCATCGACGAAGACGGCGGGGCAATCCTCTTTCATCAGGCGTTGCCAGGTGGGATCATGCCAGACTTCAGGGCGCGGGGTGCCATCAGCATCGGCGGCGATGTGCGCGCCGGTGTAGTAAAGGGTGGGGTCGATCTCCATGACGGGCGCGCCGAGGCCATCGAGGGAGCGGCGATCGGTGCCGAGTTGCTTGGCAATGTAGTCTTGCGCCTGGCGGGCAGTGCGGATCTCGCCTTCGTTCCATTTGCGGACCACTTCTTTGACCTGTTCGAACAGTTGTTCCTCGCTGATATTTTTTTCGGCGTTCATCTTGATTGATCGAAGCACAGACGGAGCGGAGCCCCTCCCGCCGCCAGGGCGACCCGGCTCAATGGATAAAAGCCGGGCCGCCGGTGGCGAGGTGCGGGAGGGCTGCTTTCGCAGATTCTAGCGACTGTCCGCGATGCGGAGGTAGATGTCCGCTTCGCCGGCGTCGAGGTCGCTCAACGATTTGGCCGTCATGGAGTTGACCGTGAGGTCGACAGTGTCAGCGGCGGCGTAGTCGTGCGTGACGGTGGTACCGGTCTTTTGGTTGACCTCGGTGCCGTTGGCGTTGACCTGCATGCTGACGAGCAATTCGTCGGCATCGTTGCCATCACCGACGGTGATGGTGTTACTATTGAAGGCGGCATCGGAGGCGTCTTCAAACGCGGTCTTGAGCACGACCTTCACGCAGGCGACGGAAACCTTGTCGGCAACAGTAGCCAGGGCAATGACCTGGGCGGTGTTGGCGGTGGCTTCGGTGAGGTCGGCGTGGGTGACGTTGGCGACGTGAGTAGCGCCGCCGTGGCTGGCGCTTTCTTCAATGGTGAGAGGTGAGAGAGTCATGATGTTTTCTCGTTCTTCGTGATGGTGGTTCGTTCCCGGCGCGAGGCTTACGGGATGAATTTGCCGAGGCCGATGGGGTTACCCACTTCCAGGCCGGCAATGTTGCGGATGAGTCGGCGTTCCCCGCCGCCGTTGTTCGAGAGCTTTTCGACGCGGGTGTTGACCATGGGTCGCTCGCAGATCTTGTCCATGTCGAGCAGGTAGCCACGATCCTTGTCGGGCGCGCCGCTGGACCAACCGATGAAGCTGGAGGGCTCGACGATGATCTCGCCGAAGTCGCCTTCAAACACGCTGATGGTGGAGGTGACCTTGCGCTCACTCATGCCACTGTTGAAGTTGCGCTGCGTGAGGGCGGCCTTGCTGTCGGTGCCGTGCTCACGCTTGGTCGTCATCGTGGTAAAGCGCCGACGGAGCGTGGAGCCGCAGAGCAGCTTGTAGGAGCCGTTGGCGAGGCCGACGGCATCGAACACGGCAGTGAGGATGCCCTGCAAATCCGTATCCTCATCGAGGGAGGCGGTGGCCGTGCTGACAACCTGCGCGGCGGCGGGACGGTAGGCCTCCGGGACGCTAAACAGCGTCGGGCCGGCGGTGGAAATCCACGTACCGAGGCGGCATGTCTTGGAGCCGGTGAGGCCGTCGTCATCGGCGGCATCGCCATCCCCGAGGTAGGTGGCTTCCTTGTCGCGTTTGATCTCGACGAGCTTCTTGGCGACGGCCCGCTTGAGCGGATCCTTTGCGCCGGGCATGTCGGTGCCTTCCTGCGTCTGGACGGAGACCTTGGCGGTGCGGCGGAATTCCTGCACGTTGTTCCGCAGCTTGGCGCGATCGCCGTGGGCGTCTTCGTATTCGTCGACGTCCTTGCCATCGACGTGCCCTTCGAGGCCATCGGGGTCGTCGTATTTATCGACGGTCCAGTCGAAAGTTGAGTTGCGGGCTTTCGGCCCCGTCTTCAGCGAGGTGCAGAAAGGGGTGTTCTTTTGGTCAACCACATGGAGAAGGTCGGAGTAATCCTCCTTCTTGGTCGTAATATCTTTGTTCAGTGTTCCAGCAGGCATAGTGCTTGGTGTTTCTTAAATGTCGTCCGGCAGACTGGCCGCCAGGTCATCGACACTTCCTGTCTCCTGAAATCGCTTGCGAGCTTGGGCCTGCGGATCGACTTTGCGCGGCGGCGGCTGGGCACTGCCACGGGGTTGCCGTGGCGGGTCAGGTGCCGCTGCCTTGGGCTTGGCGGAGGCCGGCGGGGCCGCGAGGGCTTGCCGAGCTTTGATAGCCTTGAGGCCTTCCACTGCTGCGCCGACCATGACGGGCCAATCGTTGCCGAGGGATTTCACACCGGGATACCGCTGCACGATGTTCTGGTAGGTCTGGGCTTCCTGGCTTTCGGCATCGCTCAACCAACTGAAGGTCTTCTCTGCCTGCTGCCGATAGGCGGCCTGTTCCCGCAGGGATTCGCGGCGTTTAGGTGCTTCCCGCAACACGGTGACGGCCTGCGCCTGCACAGACATCAGGTGCGCCCGCATGGTGGCCGGATCGTAATCCGGCAGTGCCACCTGATTGGCGCGCAACCATTGCTCAACCCGGTCGGGATCTTCTTCGAGGCCTTGCAACTGTTCACCGACATGTTGGAACACGTTTTCGGCGGTTCCTTCCTGTTGGGCGAGTTGCTCGGGATCCTCGATGTGATCCAGCGCGCCAGGTTTGCGCGGTGGGGCCTCAGACTCCGGTTTGTTCCGGGCTTCCAAGGCTTCCAAGCGTTCCTGAAGGGCTTTGCGTTTGGCGACTTCCTTGCCGATGCGCTTGTCGAAGGCTTCCTGCATCTTCGGGGTCCAGGGAGCTTCCTCGGTGGGAGGCTCCACGGCGTCCGGATCAGCGGGGGCGTCGTCGTCGTTTGCGATTTCGTCAGAGTCGTCGGAGTCTGCCGCCGGTTCGGCGGGATCCTCTTCGGGCTCCGGATGAGAAAGATCGTTTTCCTGTGGCCCATCGTCCGAACTGGGTTCGGGTTGTTCCTGCTCCGCGGTGGCGGGGGCAGATTCGAGTGATGGTTCGATTTCATCGGCGAGCAACTGCTCGACGACAGCGTCGATAGGATTTTCCGTTTCCGTGGGGTTATTGGGACCACTACCCATTGCTTCTGCGTCCATAAGAACAACCAGACCGGAAATTGATTTTGCCGCCGGTCAGCCGCGACAGATTCGATTGTGAACAGGCGGATTCGGGTGTGAGACCGAGGCCCGCCAGGGGCCGTGATGGAAATAGAGCACGCCGGCTCCGGGAGGGGAAGAGGAGGGAAAGCGGAGGGGGAAAGGTAGGGATATTGGGGGACGAATCAACCGGTGGTCGGGGACTTGAGGAAGTCTTCAATGTCGGCTTTGCGCCACTTGCGGGTGAAGCGGGAGGCGGGGTGCGGCTCAATGCCATGCTCGCGGGCGATCTCCGGCCAGGTGTTCTTGCCGAAACCGGTGGCCGAACAGACTTCACCGGTGGTGAGCAGGAGGGGTAAATTCTCGAATTGTTTCCAGGTCATGGCAATGGGTCAGGTGATATTCAGGGTAATCCCGATGGAGGTATTTAGCATTCCAATATCTTCTGGTAGGAGTGGCACTAAAACCGGCCGCGTTGGCGTTTTGTGGATTCCACGTTAATTGATATACCTCCTGGCGGACCAATACTCAGTTGGTGTGCCTTCATAGTCCGAGCACGCCTTGGGCTAGCCGCGCTGCTGCGATCTCGCAGTATTGTTCGTCTCTTTCGATTAGGATGGCCTTCTTACCCATGTCCTTCGCGGCGCGTCCGGTTGTGCCGGAGCCGGCGAATGGGTCGAGGATGGTTTCCACACCATCCCCAGCCTGGTTGATGCACCATTGCATCAGCTTCACGGGTTTCTGGGTCGGATGCTGTGCGCCGTCTTTCATCAGTTCGACACGGTTGATGGTGCAGATTCGCAGAGCGCCTTCCAGATTTGTCCAGGCAAGTTCACCATCGCTTTGACAGATCCTTTGCCCCTTGTCCCAAACAAGCCATTTCATTGCCGGATGTAATGCGTTCACGAAGTAGTTCCCACCCCAGATGATATGGCGATCCGCGCTCTCCATTAGCATTTGGATTTCCCACTGCTTCGGAGCTGATGAGTCCCAGCCTTTGAATTCATAGGCTTTCCGACCGCCATGTTTCGATGTGGTTTGCTTGCCCCCGTCGCGTCCTATCCCATACGGGGGATCGGTAAGCAGTAGATCCACCTTGCCAAGCAACGGCACAATCTGCCGGCAATCGCCGTGATAGATCGTGATTCCGTCCTCTTGGTAGTAGGGAGCGGGCGGGGCACACCATCTCAGTGGAGCCAACCGGGGCTCCGGGTCTGCGATTGTCGTTGTGTCAGATTCAGCTTTCATAGCGTTCGCCCGGCGGCTCACTTCGTCAGTAGGTGCCTATAGATTATCCAGCCGCCACTGGACATCAGCCATTTCATTCCGGTGTTTTTCCACCTCATCTATCAGGTCATGGTATAGCCACTCAGTTTCCTCACCGATCCGCCAGCTACCGTCGATGATGTCTGCGCCTCTCCAGCACACGCCTTGCTTTTGCAGCCACTCCACAACCGCAGTGCATCGCACCATATGCGCCCACTTATCGGGTTGCACCGGCACGGCACCTACCAAATCGCCGGAGCCAATCGAGGATGCCGCTTCCTGCTGAGGTTCGGTTTCAGTTTGTTCGCTCATGGTTTTCGCCTCTCTGGCTCAGCTTGGGTGGTATGCTCTCTTGCAGCATCGAGCATCTCCCGAAGTGTTTTGCGTTTTATCTTTCCATACTTCGGAGCGTATCCGATCCAGCAGGGGTAGCTGCCGTCCATAGACGGTGTTCCCGCCCATCTCGGCATCTCGCGGGCATTCGATTCCAGGTGGTCAAGTCGTTCGGAGTCCTTCTTTAGCTCGCGGATCTTCTCGACCAGTTCATCTTGCATCAGCTTTCCATAGGGGTCCCCAGCGGCGTCCCTGATTTCAAGCACCAGAGCCAAGAGAGGAGCGTCCGAGCCTACCAAACCAGTGGAGTCAATCGGGACTGCTGGCTGTTGTTCATTCTTTTCCATATTCCTGATCTTGGTTTTCCGCCCTCTGACTCACTTCGGTGGTAGGTGTCTTTAGTATTCGTTCATACTTGGCCCGACACGCCCTTGGCGACCTGTGGTTTCCATACTCTCGGTTCAGCATCTTCGATACCCACGGCCACCCCGGCCATTGGAATTGCCAAGCGGCTTCAACTAGATGCACCAGTTGATGAGTCTCGCCATCATAGTCACTGACAGATGGCCACGGTTTACGCCTGCCAAGTCCATGGATCACTTCGGGGGCAGGTGTATTTGTTATGATGCCATCCTCCATGTGGACACGCCCTCCTGTATGCTCATATACCTCACTGCGATCAGAGCGCAGTAGATGAACAGAAAGCCCATTGCTGGCACACCCCACGCCACGTTCCAAATGATTTGCCACCACGGAGCCATGTTTGGCCGGGCTTCCGTATTCGGCCACGCCATACACCTACCAAAATGGTGGAGCCAAGCCGGGATGCCGCTCTCTGCTGTGTTCGGTTCTGTCTTCATAGTCTCAGGTTTGCGCCGTCTGGCTCACCGTGGTGTTAGACGCCATCAGCTTCTCTAGCTCCTTGGCGCATTCACGCCGGGCACAGTCCGCCATGTAGTTTCCATGTCCGGTGAGAGTGTCAGCGCCGCCCGGTCGGCCTTGGTTTCGAGTGGCCGCAGGTCGTTCACGCCGCGAAAGCATATTTCGCTTGAGTTCACCACTTCACACACATACAGAAGCTTGTCTGCTGGAGTGTCCTCGTCATTCATTGCCTTACTCGCGCCTTTCACCCATACAATTTCCACGTCTCTATTGCAGTGACTCCACCGCACGCCTACCAAACCAGTGGTTCCAATCGAGAAGGTTGGCTCACTCATCCGCTGCGCCCATCGCGGGACAAGCTCAACGGATTGATGGTAATCCGCTGGTTTTGATAGAATTCTTTGGTCACCACCGTATGGCCGCCGGAGGGCAAGCGATCTTGGTAGCGAATGGCCATCGACTCCAACACCAACGCCTCAACCATGGCACCACCAAGTATCCCACCCAGGCTGCGAACCTTCAGGTTTTTGACTCTGGTATTGTCGTCGGAGTAGTAGTAGTCGAAGCCAGGATGGAACGTGAAGTCGATGGTGTCCCCAAATACGTCCTGCTGAATGGTTTCGAAAGATGAACCAGCGGCACCGATAGCCGCGCTGCTGCGTTGTTCATTATTTTCCCTCATTGTCACTTTCTTTCTGGTTTTCGTTCGGCTCAATCGCCGTCCGCGACTTCGAGTTCTTCCGGGGTCATGGCGCGGTATTCCTCAAGGCGGGCGCGGATCCGGAGGACGCCATTGAGCTGGCCGGCGATCTTGTGAAGGGGTTCGCCGATGTGGGCGGGGTCGCCGATGTCCTGGGCGACCATCTCTTCCTCGTCGCGGAGGATGGCGAACACGGATTTGAGGACGGGGTTGGCAGCGGAGAGTCCGCCGAGGGCGGAGACGATGTCGTATTGAGTTTGTTTATCCATTTGATTATCGGAACCCGCACCGCCCTACCCCACTTCCTTGACGCCGGTGAGGCCGGCGAGTTTGTTTTCGCCGAGTTGGCTGATGGATTGTTGAAGGCTTTTCTCGTAGTTGAGCATGAGTTGCTGGAAGCGTTCGTCGGCTTGCAGGGCTTGCTGGTATTTGGGGTTCTTCTTGACGATGTCCCGCAGGAATTGCTGCTTTAGCTGGGCGGCGGGGTCGAGCTGGGGGTAATTGACTTCGTTGCCGGCGGCCATCATGAGGACGTCGGTCTCGACGTCTTTGCGGACGCGCTGGGCGGCTCCGTTGGCGTCGCCCATGACGGTGCGGGCCAGGGCGGGATCAATGGCGTTCATGACGGGGCCGACCATCTTGCCGTAGTCGATCATGCCGCCGCGATCGAGCGGGAGGGCGAACTGCTGGATGGCCTTCAATTTCTGCGTGGTGTACTCCATGTCGAGGTCGCGGACGTCGAAGGCGAGTTCGAAGCCGACTTCGCTGGCGGTCAACTCGGGGCCGGCGGCGGGGCGTTGGTCGCCGGAGATGAATTTGCGCTCGGCGGGGGTGAGGTATTGCTCACTGAGTTGCCAGACCTGGGCGAAGGATTCCTCGACGGCGGCCATGAAGAAGGCGGCGCGGTATTGCAGGCGGAGTTGCCAGGCGAGCGGCAGCACGTCGGCATGGGCGGTGCCGAAGTATTTGGCGGTGAGGCGATCGACGACTTCCATGAGGTTGAAGGCGAGCGCGGGGTTGCCTTTGGGGGGCTCCATGAATTCCACGCCTTGCCCGAGGAATTTCTTCATTTTGACGCCGGGGCCGGTGCGGTATTTCTCGCCGAGCCGGTTGGGGACGGTCATGGCGGGATTGACTTCGAGGTTGGACCGATCGACGAGCATGTCGCACTGGGCCTTGATCATGTCCTGCCAGGTACCGGCGATCTCGGGCACGCCACGGCTGTCGAGCAGGCGGCGGTTGAGGCGCTCTTGCTGGTCGGCAATGATCGGCAGCTTGCCATGCCAATACCCGACCGGACCATGCTTGGCATACAAGCTGCGCGGGGTCAGGTCGCTTTCGGCGTTCACGTTCGGGCAGAAGACGGTACACATGAGGCGGGGGTTGCCGCGTTCATCGATCTGGCGGTAGTAGGCCCAGACGATGTCGATGCTGTGGCTGTCGACGTCGAGGCGGGCGTCGTTCTCGTAGCCTTCTTCGTGGAGGTAGTCGGATCCCTGGTTGGTGGCATCGTCGGACTGGCCGGCGGTCTTGATGGCTTCGTCGACAAAGGCTTCGCTCCATTCATCGGTGATGATGTTTTCGCGGAGTTCGCCTTCGTGCATGGGGTCGAGGATGAAGACGACGCGGGCGCGGTCGAGGTCGGTGGTGCTGCTGGGCCAGAAGACGTCGTCGCCGTATTTACGGGCGGTGAGGGTGGGCTTGTTGTGGCGGACGTAGGTGTAGGGGTAGGTGGCTTCGCCGGTGGTCTTGAGGCTGTCGACGAGGCGGATGATTTCGCGGTCGGACAATTCGCCGGAGCCGACGTCGAGGGCGGCGCGGACGAAGGCGAGGATTTCTTCGTCGTCGGAGTCGCGCTCCAACAGGGCAGCGAGGACGGGAGCCATCCGGGGATCGCCCTGGAGTTCCTGCAGGGTGATGGTCTTTTCGATGGTGGCGAGGGAGGTGTCCCAGCCGGTCTGCAGCGCGCCGACGCCGCTGTTCAGGGTGTAGTCGGCGAAGAGATCGAGTTCGCGCAACCATTCGCGGCGGTTCTGGCGGCGGAAGTGGTTGATGGTCTTCTCGGCGTATTCGGCGGCGTCTTCGGCTTCGGGCCGGCCGGCGAGGCCGGAGACGACGCCGCGCATGACGGTGGTGACGAGGGTGGCCTTGAGATCGAGGATGACTTCGTCGGCCTTGGGGATCCGGACGTCGCTGGCCCCTTCCCAGGGTTTGGGTTCGCCGTCGAGGTCTTCGCGGTGTTTCTTGCCGTCCTGGGATTGGCCGGGCCAGCGGGTGAAGCGGACCTGGTCGACGCGGTCGGAGCTCCAGCGTTGCTGGAGTTCGCCGCCGGCGGCTTCGTATTCGGAGTAGAGCAGATCGAGGTCTGGCTCGGCGGAGGGATTGGCCGGGGCCACGAGTTCATCGCGGTCGCCGGCTCCGGGGGTGCCGGAGGAAATTGTATTTTGCATGGCGTTCGAAACTTAGTGCTCCCCAGCCCTTGCGGAACGCCGTGCAAGGTTGATACACCACGGCCGGCGGTCCGTCAAGGGGAAGGGATTTCCAACCACGGAAGGGACGGAATTTACGGAAGGGGGCTCATTCATAGCAGACTTCCATGTCGGTGCCGATGGGTTGGAGTTTGGCGAGGGCCATGTAGCGGACGCAGTCGGCGGGGTCTTTCCAGGGGTGTTTCTCGCCGCCGGGTTCGCCGGGCCAGTGCTGGAACATGCCGATGATCTGGCGGCAGCGGTCGCTGACGAAGAGTTGCGGGCTGTTCATGAGCATGTCGAGGGGGGCGTCGGGGTTCCAGTGGAGGAGTTCGTTGATCTGGGTGAGGCCTTCGCCGACGCCGACGCCGCTGGCGGGGATGACTTCGACGCCGGGCTCGATGCGGCCACCGATCTGCTCGTCGACGGCGAATTCATCGACGAGACAGGTGCCGCCGTGCCGGGCGGCCTGCGGGTTGCGGCCGGCGCGGGGATCGATGTAACGGCACCAGACGTCGTCGCCGCCGGCGGCTTCGGTGTCGCGCCAGAGTTGCTTGTAGCGACTGACGCCGTAGCCGAGGGAGTTCTGGGCGGGACCGGCTTTGTGAAGTTTGGCGAGGTTGTCGCCGGTGGATTCAGGGTTGGGGATGGCCCATTCGCCGTAGGTCTGTTCGTCGGGCCATTCGCGGTAGATGTAGTGGCGGCCGTCGCGGGTGACGCGGACCCAAAACATGAACCAGTTGCGGCCGCCGGCGGGATCGACGATGAGGTAGTCGGTGCCGTCTTTGGGCAGTTCGCCGTGGGGGATGATGTTCCAACTGCCCCAGAGGGGGAAGGGTTTGCCGCTGGTCTTGCGGGTGTAGCCGTAGGCGATGCGCTGGATGTATTCGCTGGAGCGGCCGGCGCAGTCTTCGCGGACGCCTTCGTAGAAGCTGCGTTGGCCGTCGCCGAAGGGGTTCAATGAACTCCAAAAGTAAATGGTGCGGCCACGGTTGAGGGCGGCGTCGGCGATGTAGGGCATGGTGCCAACCTCGGTGCCAGGGACGTTGACTTTGCCGGGGAGGAGTTCGGCGGGCGCGCTGAGAAGAATCTTGGGACTGTCGCCGACGGCTTCGGCGATGGTGGGGGTCATGCCGTGGATGGGGGTGTAACTCCAGAGAAGCTGGGCTTGCTGGAAGCGGAGGCGGCGCAGGAGCATGCCGAGCCAGTTGACGCGGAGGTTTTCATCGGCCCAACAACCGACGGTGACATTGCCGGCGCGGCCGAACATCCAGCCTTCGCAGTCGTTGGGATCCTGGTTGTAGGTTTTGAAGTGAAGTTTGGTGCCATTGGGGAGCTGGCACATGCCATCGCTGAAGCCGTGGTGATCGGAGTATTTTATGTAAAACTTGGGGGAGCGTTTGCCGTTCAGGGCTTTCCATTCTTTGGGCAGGTAGTGCCAGATGATGGCTTGTTGGGTTTGGATGGAGGTCTTTTCGTTCTCGGCGAGGCAGAGGATGTTGGAGCGGGGATTGGCGACGGCGGACTTGATGGTGCGCCAGCCGGCGTAGCGGGATTTACCGGAGCGATTGCCGCCGAGGAGGATGAGGAAAAGGAGAGGGTTGGGAGAAGGACTCGCGACCGAGGTGGATTGGGTGAGCGTGGGACTGGGCTGGCAATCGGGATCGGCTTGAGTGGAGGCAGTGATGGTATCGAGGGCGGTGGTGGTGGGGATGTGGCCTTCAAGGAGGGCGTCGGCGTCGGCCCAGTGGGGGAGCGGTGGCTCGTGGTTGAAGGGATCTTCCTGGGCGTTGGCGATGAGTTCCTCGCGGGCGACGTAGGCTTCAGCGAGGGCGGCCATGCCCTCCTCGGTGGACATGAGGAGGGCTTGTTCGGCCTCGGAATACCACGGAATGAGGGGGTAGTTGGTGGGGTTCAGATCCATGAGGAATTGGGGCTTGAGATACCAACCGATACTTCAACCGGGCGGGGTTCGGGCAGGTTTAGAGCTTGGCAAAGGTTTCGGACGCGGGCTCGAAATGCGGGGTAGATGCTGAGCCGATCCTCGACGGCACGGACGCCATAGATGACGGTGCCGTGTTCGCGGGCAAAGGCGGTGCCAATGGCGGTGTAGCTAGGGCGCGGTGCGGTGCGGCGCAGAAGCCACATGGCAAGCTGCCGCGCATGGGCCTGAGCTTCGCGCCGGCGGCTCTCCAGGAGAGCCGCGGCGGGAATTTGAAGCTCCTCGCTCACGGCGTTGACAATGGAATTGAAAATGGAGGGTGGCATATTGACTTTAATCCTACGGAAGGCAACTGGTGTTTTAATATCACACGATAACGTAGCGCATAGTGCTGTTATCGCTGTCGATTTTGGGTGAGAGCGTTAATTGATATACCTCCTGGAGGAACAATACTTAGTTGGTAGCACTCAGCCCCAGTTCTTCCAGTGTGTATGTTTCAATAATCCACTCTCCAAGAGCCGCGTTGAGCTTTTGCAGTTTTCCCTTGTGGTTTGCACTTACCCTATCAGCTATCCGGTCTCGACTACCTGGATCTACCGCACCCCATGCAGCCTCCATTGCATCCATTGCAGACCGCAGGGATTCTATATGGTCCGCGGCCTCGTTCAGGAGACGCTCCCATTGATTGTCCGTGAAGATATGTATGTGTGGATTCCGCAGCCGTGCTACCAAGCCAGTGGACTCAACGGCAGTTTGCGGGTTGTTGTTCGATTCAGTTTCCATTTGATTCACTTTCGTTGTTCGTGCCGTGAGTCACTTCGACGGTAGCTCTTTCTTGGCATGCCGTGTTCCTCTTGGCAGTGAGCATCTGCATGGTCGCTTCCACCTGCTTCATTACGCTGTATGATTGGTCTAAGCCTTGCCGGTGTACGAGTTGCGGAGTTTCTGGGATTTGTGGCCGGTCCCTCGGGAAGCATGGGTCAACGCCTGTCAGGTTATATTCTGACACTCTCGCCGATTGCCATATATCACATCTGGCAGCCCACAGTGTTTCAATGAGTTCAGTCACTTCTGCCACGTTCAGAGCTACCAAGTCAGTGGACTCAACAGCGGCGGTGTGGTTTTCGTTTGGTTCAGTCATGTCGTTTCTTTTCAGTTGTCCGCGCTGTGAGTCACTTTGGCGGTAGACGACTACGCCGCCAGCAGTTCCATCTGCCTCTTGCCTTCGAAGTAGTTTTCCAGTTTCGTCATTCTTGATTGTTGTTCTCCATCGCGAAACCACCCGGTTCCGTCTACGGATTCCGCCCCCAAGTCATGGCATCGCCACACCCGGTCCATTGTGTTCACTCGCCCGACATGGACTCGGGAAAAGTGTTCGCACCACATTGGCACGGTTGACCATTTCCATTCGGTAGTTCCGCCCACAAATATTACATCCGCATCAGTGGGGACATCTCCCGGCCCCATGCCATCCTGCACCGCAAAGGCCAGATCCCAACCGTATTGACGAGCCGTGGGCGCGTATCGATCCCACCGCTCCAGTGTGCCCTGTTTATCCGCCACCACATCAGGCACCAGCACCCACTTGGCATCTCTCCGGTTTGATCGGGTATCGTTCAGCATTTTCATCCAGGCGGATTCGCTCCATTCCGTTCCGTTCGTCCACGCCCCAAAGGCGTCGTTGTCCATCGCGAATGGCACCCACGGATACCACTTCGTTTTACGGCTGGCCGATGGACCTACTAACCACCCCACCTTACCGGGATATTTACCGGCCCAGTGGTGGAATGTCGCACTGCTGTGATTTGCTAGCATTATCATCACTCCAGTGCGGCCTTTCGTTTCTCACACGCGGGGCATTCACCACATGGTTCGTGCGTGTCGTTGTAGCATGACCACGATTGTTCAACCGGGGCATCAGGTTTCACCTTCAGCGTGAATTGGACTAGCTGCCGCTTGGTCAGCGATACGAACGGAGTCACCACCCGGCATTTGATTTCACTCGCCGCCAGTTGTTGGTTGAAAGCGCCGATCCATTCAGGGCGGCAGTCAGGGAAGCCTTCCGCATCATCTTGGTTACAGGCATACGCCACAAAGGCGCATCCTGTGGCCTCTGCATGATTCGCCGCATGAGCGAGCAGGATGGCATTCCGTCCCGGCACCACCCACGTTCCCTGACCTCCGGTCAGCTTGCTTCCTAGGAGCTTTGGCAGTTGCACCACATTCCACGGAGTTCCTGTCTCTTCGCAGTGCCAGTGCGCCCATTTACGCTCCTTGCGTGAGTGATTGCTTCCGTAGTCGATATGCAGTGCTTCAACGATTTCCCCGGTCGCCCGCAGGTAGTAGAGCATTGCCACCGAGTCGAGTCCGCCAGATAGCAGTAGGAGCGTTTTCTTGGTTTGCATGTAGTCCAGTCGTCTACCATGCCAGTGGAGCGAACCCCGGTCTTCGGCTTGCGATTGTTCTTCGAGTTCGTTCATGTCGTTTGATCTTTCGCGGGGTCGCTCACCTTTGCGGTAGCTGTCTTTGACTGTTTGGGTGATTCAGTCATGTTCTTGATTATCCCACGTAGCATATCCGCGCACTCGGGACATAATCTCATCGTGAGCATTCTGGTTTCTATCACAATGACCCGATGGTCGTCTCTGGTTTGGCAACTGTTGCATGATCCGCTCTCTGAACTATTGGACCAGAATCCAACCACCCATTTTGGATATTTCATTGTTCCCTCTCCGTCCACCATACCAGCGCAATCATAGGCAGAGTCGCTGCCCAGAATTGCCACGTCCAGAATTGCCATCCAGCGGCCCCGCATATCCCTCCAGTCCAAACGGCATATGAATATCGTTTGACAGCTACCAAAGCAGTGGAGCCAACCGGGGTTGGCGGGTTTGCGTTGTTCGTTGTGTCTTTCATGATTGTTCTCCGTTCGCCCGGCGGCTCACTTCGGTGGTAGATGCCTCCGCTTTCGGGAAGTCCTTGCCCTTGATTTTGACCATGCGCCCGTCTGGATGGTGCCATACGATCCCTTCGATGCCCTTCGCAGCGATGTAGTCCCGCAGCGCCTCATATTCTCGCGGGGCATCGTAAAGTTTATGGATGCCGTGCGGCACTAGCGTGTGGCGCTCGTAGTTCTCCGGGTTGCCTTGGATTTTAGGACCTACCAGCTCGTACGTTCCATCACTCATCCCATGCGGTATCCGGAAGGCTTCCCGGTGGTATTGGTCCGCTGGACTATCACCCACCGGCACCCAGCCTTGCTGCTTGCCGGTGTTAGGATCGGGTTCAGTTGCAGCACGGAATCCCGCCGGGGGCGTCTTTCCTTTTTTCACCTCGTAGCGCCGCCACAGCTTCCCATCCTCCACCATGCAACAGGTGCCATCGAATTTCCGAGTTGCTTTACCTTCTCCTGCTATCACCCATTCCGCACCGGGCACGACTTCGTCTCTGACCCTGCGGTCTCCGTCATAGTTGCGTTGGTATAGGCTTATGATTTTCTTCATGTAGTCCAGTCATCTACCAAGCCAGTGGACTCAACAGCGGCCGTCGGCCTGCTGTGCTTGGATTTGGTTTCATTGTTTTCAGTTCTTCGCGCTGTGAGTCACTTCGGTGGTAGATACTCCAGTCCCCGCGCACTGGCGGCACGGGCGGTATTCGGCTCCATCCTCCTGTGTCCACCTCCGGAGCGTTTTCCCTGATCCGGCACACTCAGCGCATTTGTCGGTTTTCTTTTCCCATTCCGCCATCCATTGAGTGTGATCATCTGGTTTGATATAGAATTCTCGGTGAGTGGCCTTGTCCATCTTACTCCAGTTAGTTTCTCCTTTTCGTGGGCCTGTCTTCTTCGTGGGAGCCACCGCACCCGCCACCCTGTAGACTTGCGTTTCCATTGAGCCCAGCGGGAGGCATTGCCATTGATACATCTTCCAATCCTGCCCCATTCCAGATAGCTCTCGCGCGTGTTCTTCTAGCATGTTCATATTCGTATCTACCAAGCGAGTGGAGCCAACGGCAGTTTTCGTCTGTTGTTCAGTTTTTGTGCTCATAGATTGTCATCGGTTTCCGTGCTGTGGCTCAGCTTGGGTGGTAGGCACCATAGCTATCAGTGCGTCCACTAGCTTGGATCGGTCTTTATATGCCTTCTGCTTCACGTCGGCCGAGTATCCACCTCGTTCCACATCGATGTAGTCGATATGACGGTTTATCGAGTCTATTGCTTTCCGTATTTCGACCGCTATTGGTGCCGAACATGTCAGTGGAGCCAACGGGAGCTGCTGGCTCTCCGTTGGGTCTGTTTCGCCAGCGATATTGAGGGGTTTATCGGCTATCGCTGCCGCCCTCTCCTCCTCCACTCTCTTTGCCATTTCTTCAGTCATTGGTTCGTGTCTTTCTCGTCCCGTGGCTCACTGCGGTGTTCTGCTAAAAATGAATGCGGAAGTATCGATCGTTCCACCCGTCAATCGGGCATGAACCTACGTCGATTTTCTCGACCTCATACGTCTGCATGGTTGCGGTGTATCCGCGAGCGAATCGAACGTGCGTAATCTCGTCGCGCTTATCGAAAATCAACTTTCGCCAGCGTGGAGTCATTGCGCGGTATTCGATCCGCTTGGAGCCGCGGACTGTCTCATAATACCAGTGATACGTCAGCACTAGGTGGAGCAGAACCATACGGCTCACATCAATTCCTTTACTCGTTCCTCGTTCAGTCATGTGTGGTGGTTCACTTTGGTGGTTCACCCCTCGATGGATTGATCGGCGACGTATTGGCGGGCTTCTTTGATCTTGAATTCTTCGAAGTGCATGGAGGCTTTCCAAAAGGTGAAGGCGCAGTCGCCGGTGGGGCCGTTGCGTTGCTTGACGATGCGCGCGTTGATGCGGCGGCGGGTGTTGCTCCAGTCGTAGCTTTTCACGAGTTCCTGCTCTTCGTCACTGAGGCTTTTCTCGACGGGTTGATAGAGGATGGTGACGTTGTGCGCGTCCTGCTCGATCTGGCCGCTTTCCTTGAGGTCGCTGAGTTGCGGAGGGCGGGCGCGTTCGGCTTTCTCGATGTCGCGGTTGAGCTGGGCCAGGACGATGACAGGGACGTCCAGTTCTTTGCACATGGCGAGCAGTTCCTGACTGATGACGGCGACTTGTTGCTCGCGGTTCTGGTAATAGCGGCCGGCGGGCGGTTTTACGAGCTGGACGTAATCGATGACGATGAGGCCGATGTTGTGGCGGCGTTTGTAGCGGCGGGCTTTGCTGCGCATTTCGAGGACGTCGATGCCGGATTTGCCGTCGACGAAGATGGGGGCGTCTTTGATCTCGACGGCGGCGGTGGTGACTTTGGGCATGTCCTGGTCTTCCATGTAGCCGGTGCGCAGGCGTTGAAAATCGACCCCGCCGCGCTGGCAGTACCAGCGGTGGCCGAGCTGGTTGGGGGTCATCTCCAGGCTGAAGAAGAGGACGGGCATCTGCTGGGTGACGCAGACGTGGCTCATGACATCCATGACCCAAGATGTCTTGCCGGTGCCGGGGCGGCCGGCGACGACGATGTATTCGGAGCCGTAGAAGCCGGTGGTCATCTTGTCGTAGTAATCGAAGCCGGTCTTGAGGCCGGCTTTCAGGCCAACCATGCGTTCGTAGCCCTGCAGGTCTTCGAGGCATTGGTCCATCATCTGCCGGCCGGTGACGATGGAGCTTTCGCCCTGGGTGTCGCCGGCGGAGAGGATGAGGGATTCGACTTCGTTGATGATCTCGGAGGCTTTTTTCTCGGGGTCGAAGATGGCTTTCACGCCGGCGGTGAGGGAGGCGAGTTGGCGGCGGAGTTTCCAGAGTTCAAGGCATTCGCTGTAGTAGTATTCGAAGTTAAGCGGCGTGGCGCAGGCGTCCACCATTTCCATGAGACTGGCGATGCCACCGAGGTCGTCGTCGGTGACTTTGAGACGGGGGGCCAGGGTGGTAATATCGACAGGATCGCCACGGCGGGCCATCGGAGCGATATGGGAGTCCCATAGTTTCTGGTGGTTGAGTTCGTAAAAGAAATGTTCACGCTGAGAGAGGCGTTCGGAGAGGAGGGCGAGGTTTTCCTGCCCGCCGTTGTCGATCATGACGGAGCCAAGGAGGGAGCGTTCGGCCTCGATGGAATGTGGCGGCAGGCGGTCCGAGGTGGGACTGGGTGTTTTGTTTGGGTTATCCATTGATTTGCTCTTCTTTTTACTGATCTGAATTCGACGACTGGGCGGGAGGCGCGGCGAAACGCGGCCGACGATTTACACCGCCAAAGGTTTGCCCACCGAAGCGGTGAGATTTGAGACCGCGACGGCGTTCCCATTTGGCGTAGGCACGATTGAATTGGGCCTGATCGCCGGCGGACCAGGAGAAGGCGGGGAGGTTTTCTTCGTTCATGTTGCTTGATTTTGTTTTAGGTGGCTGAGGGAAAGGGTGGCCGGGTTTGTGCATTGGGCACCGAGCGGATAATAATACTGCTCAACCATGGGGAGTCTCGGCCCCGTGTTTTTATGTTGATTGGGTCCGCTCACCCGGCCGTTAAAGTTCATAGGTCAGCAAATTTCTTTGAGGATCATCCCTTCGATGTCTTCCCATGTTTCAGGGAGGTCGGTCTGGTCCCACTCGAAGCGCACGTTTCCGCGTTCATCTCCGCTAATGAATGCCTCCCCAGTCCAGTCTCCAAACGCCCATCGAATAGATTTCGCTCCTGTTTCTCTGATTTCAATTATCTCCATTTGAAAGAATGTCCCACGCAAGTTTTGCCACCTCTGGAACTTGTCCGTTCCGAATGGCGTTAGTTCTGTCCAGCCCATAGGCCAACCCATCATCATTTCCTCTAGCCTCGGTAAACACATCGATCCAATCCTGGTCCCACGAAACCGATTTGAACTGCCTCCCCATTCGTCGCATCTCCCCACTATGTGATTGGCTTCGCTTTTCACTCCGCTTGGAGTCGGCAACCACCCACAGTCGGGCTCGTTTGTGGGGAAGACCACAGGCATCCCCGCCCAGCACTCCCCATTTAGCATGGAACCCCATTGAGGCCAGGTCTCCGAGAACGACGTTGAGCCCTCGCCTTGTGAGAGTGGCGGAGTTTTCCACGAACACGTATCTCGGTCCCACTTCGCGAATGATTCGGGACATCTCTTTCCAGAGTCCGCTCTTTGGACCATTGATTCCTGCTCCTTTTCCGGCTGATGAAATATCGACACAAGGAAAGCCTCCCGATACCACGTCAACAAGGCCGCGCCATGGTCTACCGTCGAAGGTTCGGACATCATCCCAAACTGGAAAAGGCTCAAGGATTCGGTCGTTTTGTCGCGCCAGCAATACGTCTCGGGCATATCGCTCTCTTTCAACGGCGCAAACAGTTCGCCAGCCAAGGAGATGCCCTCCAAGTATTCCGCCACCAGCGCCTGCGAATAGTGCCAACTCATTCACGCCTGCCCTTTCAGGCTGCGCAGGCGTTGCTCCAGGGCTTGGTATTCCTCGCGTTGATGCTCCAACGGGGTCATGCCGCCGAGGGGGTTGCCGGCGTGGTGGCGCAGCTCCCTCTCAATCTTCTCGATTTCTATGGCGGTCATGTTGGGGGAAAGTTCGGCCCGTTTTTGAGCGGACCCATTCCGAACTTCTCCACGGGCACGAGCGTCTCCGTTGACCCAGTCGGCTCGGAAGCGTCGAATGAAGTCGCCTTGCCAGTCGTGGGGAAAGGGCCGGCAGGGATCTGCGCGCCAGGCGAACCAGTTCAATGCCCATTGGTCGGGAATCTGCGCAGGTATGCCGCGTGCCATGTCACCGGGGTAGGTGCGCGCAAATTCGCTGACCTGATCTTCGGTGGGGACCTGGTCGTTACCATTCCCTTTTCTCTCCTTCCCTCCTTCTAGACAGATTTCGGGTTGAGTTGTGGTTGAAGTGTGGTCGGAATCTGGTTGGTCTGCGGTTGTCTGCGGGTTGTATAGGTCGTAGTTTACGATGGAAGTGAGGCCGAGTCGGCCGTCTTTGGTGCGGTTGATCATGCCTTCGCGTTGGAGCATGTTCAGGAAGTTGTTGACCTTGTGGCGGGTCCATTTCCAGCGGTCCATGAGTTTACGTTCGCTCCATGCCAAGGTGCCTCGGGGGATGTCGACGAATCGTTCGTTGAGGAATTCGCGATTGGACTGGTCGTTGGCGAGCATGAGGAGGTCGGCCCAGGCTTTGCCGGGATCGAACTGGCCGCTGGTCCAAAGTTTGTGACCGGCCAAGGCTCTAGCGAGCATCACTGTGCCTTCCATCTTCATCGTCGATCCTCCGCAGGCAGGGGCCTTTGCGCATGTGGAATTTCCACCGTGTGCCCCGTGGATTGGTGAGGGTGATTCCGTGTTTTTCGTCGCGGCCCCATGTCCAGACGAGGTGGGCTGGCCATGCTTGTGGCCCGTGCCCGGTCATCGCGTGCAGTTTCCAAAGTGAAATGTGAATCCATGGGTTCAAAACGGAACGGCGTCGTCGGAGTCAGGGCAGCCTACGTCAGGACGGGCGGAGGGTGTCTCGGCGCTGGTGTCGAGGGTTTTTCGGGATCCGGTGAAGGAGAAGGATTTCACAATGATGCGCGTTTTTTCGCGTTTTTTTCCGGTGTCCTTGTCTTCCCATGTTTCGCGACTGAGGCGTCCGACGAGATGCAGAGAGGTGCCTTTGCGGGCGTATTGCAGGAGGGTGTCGGCTTGGCGGCCAAATACCTTGCAGCCGGCGAAGTAGACGTCTTCCTGTTTGTTGCGCTCGGCGTCATACCAGACTTCGTTCACAGCAAGGGTGAACTCAGCGGCAGTGGTGCGGGTGCCGAATGCTTTCGGATCCGCGACGACGTTGCCCATGAGAATGACTTGATTAAAACCGGGCATCAGAGGTTTGATTTGATGGTGGAGGTGGCGAGCCGCCAGGAGTCGAGCTTGCCACCGTGATCCAAAGCCCCGACCAGCTCGTGGTCATACGGGCGTAGTGGATCGAGGCCAGACCGAAAGATAAGGCCGTGCTTAATGCCCCATGCAACGAGCAGGGGCGCGATGGACTGCAGTCCTGAGTGGTGATTGACGGTTTTTGTATCCATTGATTTTTAGCGTTTGCGGGTTTGTCGAGGTTTTTGAGTCGTCCAAATATTGAGGGAGGGGTCGTGCTGCGCCTGGATGGATTGACCGGGCTTGAAGAGGTCAGCCCACCGAGGATCGATACGGACCCAGACGTCGCCTTTTTCATCGGAGCAATGGAGCATTCGGGCATTGCGGAGGTTGCCGGTGGTGGGAGTTCGAAGAACTTGCACGGAGCGCGCGTCCTGTGCTGCCGCTGGCGCGTTTTTTCGCATGAGAGCAAGTAGACTGTCCGACGGGAGGTCCAAGGCGGCACAGATGGATTCCATGCCGGTCTGGCTGTAGGCGACTTCCCGGCACTGGATGGCCCAGTGCTCGCCCGCTCGCAGGCCTTGCCGGGCTTTTTGAAGCAACCGGACGTGAACACCCGCTTTCGTGGCAATCTGCCGCTCGGGGTATGGAAAGGAAGGGCGATCGGCCCGCGCCGGGGACTGGGGAGAGTCGGTTTTTCCGGCACGAATTACCGGCGTTCCGCTGCCGCCGATGCCCAAAGGTTTGTTTGTAGATTCACTCATCACAATCAGTAGAAACGTTTGTGTTCAAATTCTCTGAGGCCAACCCATCATCCACCCCACCCCCGGTCGAAACAGCAACCCCCCCCCCGCCCCTTTGCGCGATCTCCGGGGCCGGCTGGGAATCGTCGCCGTTGGTCCCTTTATCGGGCCCCAGGTCGCCGGAAATGCACCCATCCGCGCACCCATCGTCCTGAGATCCTGCTATTTGCTCAGGAACCTGCCCGGAAACACTTGATTGCACATCAATTGCGGCCTTGGCGGCTCTCATCTTGGCGAGCACATCATCCACCGAGATCGCCTGGCGATGCTCCACAATCTGGGTAGCCTCGCCCCGCGCCTCAGCCGCTTTTGTAGCCGCAATGCCGCCAGTCAAACCCAATTCCGCGAACTTGATCTTTGTGGGATCCTCCTGAAGCCGCTTGGTCAACTCCTCCGCGCACATCAATTGGACCAACTCCCACCGCCTCGCGGTCTTTTCCCGGAGCGTTACTACTTGATCCGGGCACTCCCGCTCAGCCTCCAGCACTGTATTTGGGGAGATCCCGAGCCACTCCGCCACCTGGCGCACCGGCACCGCGAGCCCTCGGAGCCGCGCTGCCGCACGTTTGATCCGCTCATCCGTGTGCCGGCCATACCCCCTGCGGGTTACCTCCTCCATCACGGCCTCCGGAAGGTCCATCGGCAGCTCTAGCGCATCACTCACGCCGCCACCCCCGATTTCCGCCGCAGCTCACCCACGGACCGTGCCCGCGTCTCCTCCGAAAACGTAAAAATTGCCGGCTCATCCTGGTTGATCTCCTCCGACCGGACTGCTCGACTGACCAAAAATGCCGTCACTGACGACTCTGGAATCCTCAACTTGGGTTTGCGCCGCGTCCCCAAATCCACCACCCCAGCAAAAACACCGTCAGCCACCCAGCCCTGGACCGTAGACAGCCCGAGCCCCAATCGTAGCGCCACCTCCCGCGTCGAAAAATAGCTCTCGACCGCCATGTCTATTGACCGTCCTCCCAAAATATCCGCCGAAAAATACGCCCATGCCGCCGCCTCATGTCCCGGTTGCGCCGCTGGGCCGGCCATGAGCAAAACACACAAAAAGCCGCCATGGAGCCGCAGAAAACGCAGATTGCACCCACCGTGAAAACATCCGCGATCATGACGGCACCTCCTGCATTGCGCCGACAAAATGCCGCTCTGAAACAAAAACATCCGACGGACGGCCGAGCATTGCGCCGACATCACTGGGACAGGGGGAATCAGAAAAAGCCTCAGCGAACACGGCAGACTGCCGTTGTTGTGGGATCACTGAGGCCCAGGAGGTTTTGAGGTTGTCCCCGTCCGTCGAAATTGTTTGAAGGTCGCAAAAATCACCGTACATCGCCCGCGCCTGCTCACAGGCCGGCTCACACATACCGTGCGACACCGCGCCCGGCTCCACGCCATCGAGGAGGCCGAGCCACTCACCGCAGCACATGCACACCCGAAGACCCTGCCCCGATCGCGCCGCCGCAAAAATCATCCCCACGCGCCGAGGGTCCGCGTTATGTGCGTGCCGCGACCTCATGCCGCCACCTCCTCGACAAAATCCCGCATCGCGCCCTGCCCGGCGAACAATGCCACCGCCAACATATCCGCCGGCTCCACGCTCATCCGATCCACGCCGACCGGCCCCATGATCGCCCAGTAATAACCACCCTGGACCGTCTCCACCACGATCAGCCGATGATGATCGTCGATCGCCTTAAAATAACAGATGTGCGCCGGCTCAATCCCGCCAGTAGCTCGCAGACTCTCCGACTCGCTTGGATCCAGAGACAGCCTCATTGATCCACCTCCAAATCCTCCTGCGCCGCACGCTCCAAATCCTCCCGCACCAATCGGCGAAAATACTGGGAGCGATTCAAATCCAGCTCCCCAACCCTACGCGCAATCTTAGGTAACAACTCATCCGGCAAAGTCACAGCAACCGGTTTTGGTGGAGATTTCCTCATCGCGTAAAGAGTATTACCACACGGAATAATATTCTGTCAACTCTCACCCTTGAAATTAATTTACGGCGTGCGAATAATTGGTATGATTGCATTATCCGAAATGACAACCAAACGCCGAAGCCCAGGAAATACTGCAATATCCGTCTCCCTTGATCGGACGCTAGTTAATCAAATAGACCAACGCACCGCCGCCCTCGGTCTATCCCGCTCGCAATACCTGCGACTCCTCGCCCAGCGTGACCTCACCGACCGCACCCCCATCACCGTCAGCGAGACACCCACGACCTACCTCACCCCCGACCAACGCGCCGCCGCAGCCCAGGCGGGACAAACAGCACTGGCGCGTCAGGCGCATCCGCAACCTGCATCTCCAACTGATCCGCCCACCGACGATACAACGCCGACAGCCTCAAACGATCAGCCAGAGACATAGCCCGCACCACCTCGTACAACTCCCGATCCAGCCCACCATTCCCTTTCATCCGCCCATTATATCCAAACCCACGACCGCCAAAACTGGAAACAATCTGACCCCTATCAGCACCACCACCACAAAAATGAAAAATCCCACCCTCGCCCAACTCGCCACCATCACCACCGGCCTCGCCCTGCTCGCCGCCGCCATCATTACCACCGGCTCCACCCCACGCCCGCCAGCACCCGCCGACCAGATCGGCCGCTACCAACTCCACCTCACTCCACACGGCCACCCGATCCTCCTGGACAGCACCACCGGCCACACCTGGCTGGGCCGCCCCGATCGGACCAACATGGCGCAATACTGGTACCCATTCCCCGCGCCCCCAAAATAAATGTAACACAATTATTTGACAGCCGGGATAAATAGTGTAATACATTAATACGTGAGCGGCAAACACGCCGCCACCGGCCCGGCCCGATGCCGGATAGACGATAAGCAAAAATATCATGGAAACCATCGACACTGACCTCATCACCCGCAGCTCCATCCAAGAAATGGTCACCACCTGGGAACACGCCAGCGCCCAGATTCGCACCGCGATTGAAACCATCAACACCGCCGACAAGGCCCTCGCTGGAATCTTTGGCAAATCCGGCACCGGACATTGCTACAACACCACCTGGAAACACCTCGAACGCGCCTACAACGACGCCGACGCCGACAGCGTTGTTAAAGCCCGCTCTCGTGACATCTGGCAACAACTCGTACACCTCACCGGCATCCGCAAACTGATGAGCGAAAAGCGTGAAAGGGAACTCGACCGCCAACTGGAACGGGAAGAACTGCCAGAAATCACTGTCGACGCCGTCACCGGAATGCTCCAACAGCAACACCAATCCGCCGAAACCTACATCGTTGAATCAGTAACCGAGGTCTACAACTGGCTCCGCCCCCACGATAGCTACAAAACCAACAGCCCCTTCGAACTCGGCAAGAAAGCGATCGTTCACGCCTGCGAACCAGGATACAGCCGCGACAAGCCATTCAGAGTCAGCTACTACCGGCAAAACCACATTCGCCAACTCTCCGCCGTCTTCCGCGCCCTCGACAACAAAGAGCCCGGAAAGACATACAACGGCGAACTCGGCGACGCCATCAACGAGAGCAAGACCGGCACCGGCAAAACCGAATACTTCAAATTCAAATGCTTCAAGAATCACAACGTGCATCTTGAATTTCTCCGTCCCGACCTCGTCGCCAAATTCAACACCATTGCCGGTAGCCGCCAGCTCAAACCCGAGAACGCCTGAATCCCCCCAATCCGCCCACGGTCTTTGCGATCGTGGGCGGCCGGGGCGATTCAGCCCGCATCAAAACATCATGACAATCACCCTCATTCAATCCGCCGCCAACCTCGACCCCAACGACACCGCCACCGACCCGGCTCAGAGTTTGACCAACTACATCGCCGCCGTCACTGAGGCGATTCGCGCCGAATACCCCGCAGCCGAAGTCGAGCACAATGACTCCGACTCCGTCACGTACGCATGGACGCTCTCCGGTTACGACGCCGGCGACCGGGCACAGGTTGAGGACCGCATCCAATCCATCACCGAGGCAGTCTACGACGCAGGAACTTTCTGGGCCTAACCCCATCACCCCATGAAACCCAAACCCACCATCCCCGGCGGCACCAACACCATCTGGCACCATTTTACCACCACCGAAGTGAGCCACGGTTGGTACACGGGAACGTAACGACAATGAGTCATTCAACTGGAATGGTGAAGCTGCCGGATGGAGAGATCCGGTGGTTCGAATACAACGGCACAGTGGATCTCTGCCACCCGAAGCTGTGGAAGACCGCCAAGGAAGTAAGCGATCACTGGAGAGAGGATGAGCCGTGGAAGGAATGTAACTGTAACAACGAAGCGGTGCCTGTGCAGGCATACACATCATACGGCTCCGGGATCTCATGGACGGCGACTGCTTGCCCCGAATGCGGAGTGATCGTCAGAGGGAGAGATCCGTATGACTGTGGTGCAAGCCACGGGACGCCCGAATGGGTGACACGCGCAAAGAGTGCTACCACCCAGAATTCCTCCCGGATCAACACCCAACTCACCCCATGACCACCCCACGCACACCCGGCCGCCCGCCGATCCCCGCCCGCGAACG